TAGTGAATACCAATGCCGATCGCAACACCCGCGAAGTCTTTAGAGCCGCAAGCGTGTCGCCCCTGTGGCAAACAGTTGCCGCAATTGCCGGGACAAGCGAAGGCCTTCGTTTGTATTTGTCTAAGCTTTGCTAGCACGTCGCGACGGTATTCTTTAGAGCCGGCTTTAGTCTTGTCCTGGTAAGATCTTTTATTTATGTGCACCTTGTCGACTTTGACGGCTAAGAAATCCCCTCGGACCACCGACAAGCTTAGAAAGGCATTTGCAAGGCCAGTGCGTTCGTGCCGGCTGCCTGAGCTCGCATTTGTCAAGTAGTTCGAAGGCCATTTATAGCCGGTGGAGTCAAGCTTTACGAATTCAAGCCAGCTCTTTGAATAACCGTACACCTTAAGGTCCGGCCGCGCTTTACATAAATTCATAAACATCTTTAGCGTTTCCACATCTTTAAAATCACCGTCGACGAATAGGCGGACAGTCCGGCCAGTCTTTAGGCTTAAGAAAGCCTTTTCTATTACTTCCGGATTCAAGCGCATTAATAGACTGTTTTGCAATTGTCTAAAGAATGCGGCCGGGTATCGCCACGCACGTAAAGAATAACAAAAGTTGACGCAATCACCTTTGCCGGGACAGTCCGCCAAAGCCAAAGAAGAGAAGGCCGCAAATGGTAACTTTTTATTTCCCTTTTCCGCGAAGATTGAAAAAGGAGTATTTCCGGACAAATCACTTTCTAAATAAGAAAGCATCTTTTCCGCGTAATATTGCCACGTTCCACGCTTCTCTAAAGATGCCGGTGACTCATTTATGCAATCAGTCAAAAGGCCTTTGATGGCCGTTGTATCATTTATCGCGTTAACGATTTGTATGCATTGGTTTCTATTCATTATTAAAAGCGGTTTTACAGGTCCGCAAACTGTTTTGAGTTATGTGTATCGGTTAATTTATGCTTTAGGATAGGCAACGCTAGCAACGTGAATTACTCCGTCGATGATATCGCAAGGAGTATCTAGGAAGCGATCGCCGGAAAGCATCAAGTCGATCAGTGAGACCTTGCGGCCCAAGACCAATAGGTCGTCGATATCAAGTTCAAGCGATGCGCTAAAGATAGTGTAAGTGTTTTTCATATTGTTTGGTATTTATTAGTTATAGTTAAGAGTGAGACGCTATCAATGCAGCTAAAACAGAGGCGGTCAAGTATATTTATAAAAAAGAATCAAATAATTTCCTAGGTCAAAGCACTCCATTAGATGAGACGATGGCGAAATACCTTGGGCGAATACATCCCTTCATCACAAAGGAAAACAATCACTCACGCACGGAAACCAAAGCAATCAGTCGGACCGGACAATAGCGCACCCGGACGCGCGGGCATTACACCTGGACGTGCGCGGACGTTACACCTGGGCGCGTGTGTATAGCACGTGGCGCGCGATAGGGGGAGGGGGGGATCGATGTGATTCGTCGGCTCAGTGTATGTATACATATACAGCCCCTCAAAAAAATTCAGTCCTCAAGGGGCTTCTACCCACCAGGGCTTCACTTACTGTGTACCATAAGATGTCAGTTTATGACTTCTCTTTTATGATTCCCTTTATTTTATATTCATTAAAGGAATTACGTTTAGGACTGAACTGTCTTATGAAGTTGCTGCCTTATGGTACGCAGAGTATAACACGAAATCTGGGATTGTATACATATACGAAGTACTTTCTTTTATGTATTAGCACTGCTAATAGTAGATTGTCTGTTGAGTAGTAGAGTTAATGATATCTATGATAATGAATACTAATAGTATATAGGCTTGACAAGTAGTACAGCTAATGCTGTGATGTGAGTATGGGAGAAGATATGAATGCTACTGAGAAGGAGAAGGAAGCTTTGCTGAGCGAGATTCAGCAGAGTATCCACGAGGTGGCTAATGAGAAGCGGGGCTTAAAGCTCAAGTGCTTGAGCGTGTATGATCCCGCGAAGGTGGCTAAGTTGCTGTACCTGTACAGTACAGGGAGCAGCCAGACTAGGCTGGTACGTCACTATGGTTTCGAGCGGGATACTGTAATCAGTGTACTTACTGACTACGCTGACCATATGGGTACGTTCAAGGAACTGAGTGGTAGGATAGCTGCTAAGAACTATCTGAACCTAAGTAGCCTAGAGGAGGATTTAATTGATAAGGTACGCGACCGTCTGGAGAATGATCCGGAGATGGAGGTCGGGTTCAAGGACATCAAGGAGTTATCAATAGCTAAATCCAATGCGGCGCGGGAGGCTATGACAGCTAGAGGTGAAGCTACGCAGATTACTGAGGACCGGAAGGTGTACACACAGGATGACTACGAGGCGACTATAGCTGCTGCTAGGAAGAGAATCGAGCAGGCTAAGGTAGCTGAGGTAATAGAAATCACGGACTGATATGAATAGACACCACGAAGCACAGAATGAATGGCAGCTAGTCACTGACCATTGGATAGAGTTGACCCTTAAGAAGTATCACGACTGGGACTCCGACGACCTGACCCAAGTCTTTATGCGCGGACCCTTTGCTGGCTGGAGCGAGCGTATGGTTCTGGAGTTAGCTATGAAGATGGATGACGCCAACAAGAAAGTACCTAGACATAAAACAGATGAAGATAACAATTGAACAACACGGGGAAAGCGTCTCGATTAACGCACCCGAAGATGACCTAACTACATATCAAATGATCGAAGTGATGTGCCGTATGTGCCACGCCTTGGGGTATCACTCAAAAAGCATAGGTGAAGCGTTCTATGCAATTGGTAACGATATGATAGAAACAGATGAGCACTAAGGGGAGCGGCCCACGCAAGGGACACGACCAGGAGAAGCAGCGTAAGAACTACGATGACATCGATTGGTCAAAGAAAACCAAGTCAACTAAATCAAAGGTAAGGAAATCAAAATGAAAGACCTTTTATTTTTTTATACAGTTGCAGCCTTTTGGTTCCTTTGCTTCATCGGAACCCTATTAACCCTAGTAATTTTATTTTAGGTAAGTAAATCAAGATGACAGACGACCAAGACATTGACATCATCTACGACCAGATTCGCGGAATACTAGGAGAGCACTTTCATAACTTCTGTTTCATCGTGATGGATGATGGTGGAGATTTGTTCTATGACTACACTAACTATAGGGTTGGTAAGATGTTAATGAACGAAGCCCTAGAGGACGCTAACTCTGAGTTAGATGCTGGTGGTTGGGACTGGCCCGAGGGCGACGAAGAGGATGAGGAACTTATTTAGATATGTCTATTAACTTTACAGAGCACCCGATCCTGAAGCCGCCTACGGACGAGGAGATAGTACTCCTAGGGGAAGCTGACCCAAAGCTACTCCAAGAGCTTCACAGGGCGCACGAGGGCCGTATAGCCGCATCCGCAGATGATCCTATCCGCCACGGTTTCGACCTACCGGGCTGGGAGCGTATGTCCGAATCCTTTCGGGAGTACAACGAGGTACTAGCACTGGGCGGGAATCGTAGTGGCAAGACGACTGGCTGTGCTAAGCGGATTATGGAAGCCGTAAGTTCTAACTTTGATGGACACATAGTATGCTTTTCTCAGAACGCGGATACGTCAATTAAGGTACAGCAGCCAGCTATCTGGGAGATGATGCCCAAGGAGTTCAAGAAGAAGACCAAGAGCATTGACGGGTACATTAATTATTCAATGCAGAATGGGTTCACTGGTAGTTCGTTCGTGTTCCCCGATACTAGGACTCGCGTGGACTTCAAGACCTATACGCAGTTCAGTAATAACTCCACTATCCTTGAGGGTTTCGAGTTCGGGTTCAAGAAGGGCAGCATCAAGGCCGGGAATGAATCCAATATCGGAGCCTGGCTGGACGAGTACCTAGGTGACGCCGCTCTGGTGAATACCCTGCGGTTCCGACTAGCTACACGAGATTCAAAGATGGTGATTGGATTTACCCCCATTGACGGGTACACACCTTTCATCGCGGACTATTTAAAGGGAGCAGAGACGCTTGAGACTAGACCTGCTGCCCTGTTACGGGGCAAGGAAGTACCAACTAAGCAGTACAGTCCAAGTCGTGATGCGGCAGTGATATACCTGCATTCGGACGAGAACCCCTTCGGTGGTTACGAACGAATTGCGAAGGACCTAGCCGGGCGGCCAGAGGATGAAATAAAAGTCCGTGCGTACGGATTACCCGTGAAGTCAGCCAATGCTCTGCTCCCTTACTTTAATACCGAGGTAAACGTGCTCAATGAGAAGCCCAACAAATACAAGATGACGTTCCCCGACATTTCCGATAAGTCGAAGTTCACCTGCTATCAGGTCGTTGACCCCGCTGGTGCTAGGAACTATACCTGCATCTGGGCTGGGGTAAACAAGGACGGAGAGATATACATCCG